TTCATACTTCAAAACTATGGGTTGATTGCCCCCCCTGTTCCGTATTTGGCACTTACAGTTTCGCAGATGTCTCCAAGTGGGCGGTATCGGCTGTCTTGATTGTGGCTTTCGTAGACAAGCACGATTGGTTCGTGATGTTTCGTCTGTTCCCGGAGGGTGGATGTCACATCATAACTGACGCTCATCACCCCCCCTCCTTGATCGTTGAGAACAAGCACACACGGAACGTGGTCGGAGTCGGAGCGAACACTGTTCAAAGTCTTCGACACCCCCACCCGTGAGAGTCTGGTTGTACAGATCAACTCCGATTGCACTGTCGTTCCAGGGCCACTCGAAGTTCATGCGGCAGTTCCTTGCCCCGCCGATCCGCACGGCTCAGTATCCCGGCGCAGGCCCTTGCGCTCAAAGAGTATTTCGGGTGCGCTGAGTCCTCCAAAATCTGCGACAAGCGAGATGCGTTTTCTTCTCTGGGGGACTCCCCAAAACTGTGCATCGTGTACTCTCCAAGCAATGGACCAGGAACCATCGTCAGCGTAATAGCACCCGGCCTTTGTCCATCCTCCGTCCGGGACACGCACATGCACACAGGCATCCGGCTCTGCGACTTTGATGATTTCTTCGATAACTGCCGCGAAGTCTGCGCCCTTTGGGTTTCCACTTGAGAATGCTCCGGGGACATTCTCCCAAACGAGATACCTAGGTCGGACCAGGTAACCTGTCCTTCCAAATTCTCGCACATCTCTTTCCCTCATCTCCTTCACTATTCTCATCTGTTCCATAAAAAGGCCGCTTCTCTCTCCGGCAAGCCCCGCTCTTTTCCCCGCCACGCTCAGATCCTGACACGGCGAACCGCCTATGATGCAATCCACGGATGGCAGCTGCTCACCGCTCAGTTGCGTGATATCTCCGTAATGTTTCGTGCGCTCACTCCCTCTCTATTCTTTTGTGCAACATTACTAATCGCCAAAACCTATTGACGAAATGCACAAAAAGAGGATCCACAATATCAATGCTTCAACCATTAGTCTTCCTCCGGCAGAATGTCTGCATACTTTGCGGCAATCTCTGCGGCACTGCGTTTCTCGCCAAGCGGATCATCCTGGACCACTTCGATCTTGGATGCCTCAATCATGCCGTCATACGCTTTCTGCCAGAACATTGCGGAGATGGGGTTCAGCACACCATCTGTGCTGCCTTGCTCATGGATTGAGGCAAAGAACTGTTTAACCATATCGGCAAACTCTCTGTGTTCTGGAGTTCCGCTCTTACCCAGATGCCATGAAGAGATGTCCTGTTTGGTTATGCCCATTGCAAAGTAGGCGTTGGCATTGTTCGGCACAATCCCATGCTCTGCACAGTAGGACAGGTAGTTGATGAATCGGTTGCGGAGATCGGTTACATCACGCTTATCCACACCCTCGCGCATCGCCATCATCTCCATGTGGTACTTCACGAATTCGGTGACACGCTCGTCTCCCATGCGTCCCACAATCATGGCGGTCTGCCCACGGTTTTCTACGACTAGCCCTGTCTCCGGGTCGATAAGTCTGTGTTCCCCCTGACCTCTGCCACGCACCGCACCAAGGGCGTATGCCCCAGTTATGTTCCCTCGTTTCTTTGCTTCGTCCTCTCTCAGTCTCTGATACACGGCCTGTCTGCTGACACCATACTCTTTCGCAATCTCTGCCACAGACATGCCCTGTTCCATCTTCTTGCGGACAGCCCTAACATCAAGTCTCGCCATCGTTCTCGCCTCCCGGCTTCAGCTGATCCACCTTGGCCTGTCGGATGTCGTTATCAATAATCATGGTGTGCGAGTTGAACAGCACCACAGGGATTATCAGGAACAGCATAATCCACAGCTTGCCAAAGTGGTTGGCTGCCCACGTTACGACTAGCACGGTGAGTACGGAGAAGATCAGGTCTGCCACCGCAAACACCACGTTCAAAGCAAATAGTTTCTTGTCCATTAATCCTCCCAAAAAGGTTTGTCTACTGCGCCAACAGGATCTCCATCCTTCTGCCAGCACCTTTGCGAACCATACATTCCGATGCGCCGGACACCAACCTTCGTCCATCCAGGCAGCCGTGCCATGATTGCGCCGATGTCCTTGGATTCAACGAGCGAAGGTTCCTTGGGGAAGTCCGGGTTCGGACTCAGCGCACGATGGCTTATCTCACGCACACAGGTCAGTTCTCCGGGGTTTTTCCTGTCGAGGAATGCGGTGATGGCACCCACCCTCCAGTCATCCTGTGTGGCCTCCTCTTGCGCCTTGCGGTAAGCGTCCGTGAGATCCCGCCTTGCGTAATTCGGCATCTTCCCGGCCTTGTACAGTTCCCTTGCCTCTGCCCAACACTGAAGGATGTAGTCTCTGCACTCCTGTTCCCGGTCAAACAGGTCATAGCCGTTGCAGTGTACCTCCACGGGGTAATACCTACGGTTCCCGGTCTTGTCCGTCAGCGGACTGTCGGAGTTGGTTGTGCCAATCATGATGCACCGCCTCGGCAGTTCGCTCACGTTCTTATCCCACGGCTTGCGGTAACTGTCCACCTGTCTGGTGATGTAGGCCTTGGCTGCCTCTTGTTCTCTCGTCTTTGTCAATGCAAGCAGTTCACTGATCTCGCATATCCATTTCCCTCTCAGCTGCTCAATGGCCTGTTGACCTTCCATCACGTTGACCTCTCCATAATAGCTGTCATTGATGGCAAGGAATCGAATCAGAGAAGACTTCCCTTCTCCCTGTTTTGTGCCGATCAGGATAGGTACATCATCGAACTTCGTACCCGGCGCGTACAGTCTGTGGATTCCTCCGGCGAAGATGAGGCGGGACACCTCCCGTGAGTAGGGGGAGTCTTCAACCTTTGCCCACTCCGTAAGGAAGTGCGCACACCTGGACTCTCCGTCCCACTGAATGCCCTCCACAATGTCGATGATTGGGTTGTACTTCCGTTCGTCAAACAGGATGCGGAGTGCGGCAGCATGCTTGTCCTTGCTATAGATTTTGTATGTGGCCTCCAGATACCGCATGCTCTGAGCCTCGTCTGCGTCCGTCCACCTGGTGATGACAGGCTTGCCCTTCACAACGGAGTGAACCTCTGCATTCCCGGCAATCTCGTTATAACGGATGCCGCTATAACGTATGTCGTTACGCATGATGATGAGGAAGTTGTCGATAGTCGGAAGAGGCCTGTCGTTTTTATCTCTTGCATCAGCTGGGATAATGCTCATGGTCTGCGCCACGGTTAAGTACTCTACCTTCCTCACCCCCTCGGCTCTTGTGCGAGGATCAGGTCAAGCTGATACCCAACCCTCGCACGGTCTTCCTTCGCCTTGCACACTTTTGCAATGTTCTCCTCAGAGTCCCACGGAGTGTCCATGACGATCTTGTCTAGTTCAATCCACTCATCTAGAGCCTTGTTGTACTTCTCTTCCCACTCGGCCTTTTCTCTGCGCTTTTTCTCGGCAGCCTCTCTCAGCTTGTTGACTTTTGCGCTTGTTTCTGGAGAAATCTCAGCATAAAAGTCAACAGGAAGATGGAAGTCTGCGCAGATTTTCTTCATGGCCTCCACTCTGGTGGACAGTTCACAGACTTCCTTAACCAGAGTGATCACGTCTCCGCTTGCGTTACACACAAAGCACTTGAATCCTCGGTCGGTAAATGAGAAGTTGTAGTCCTCGCCGTTGTGGATGGGGCATGGACATCTGTGGTGACGGATCTCCAAACTTGGGCAGTAGACATCAAGCGCATCTCGGATGGTGACGCTTGCGTGGATTACTTCCGCAATCTCATCCAGACTAGCGTGTCTCTCCCTCTTGTATCCCCAATCCATAATTGCAACCTACTCCTCCAAACATTGGATACTTCTTCACATATCGACACTTGCGGCATGTGTAAACCGACACATTTGCAACTCCACCCACGCCGTATCGCTTTCTGACATGCGGCTCTGGGCATTGCCGCACCGCTCCGGGGGTAAACATCTTGCCGATCACATCGTCCCTCACAGGGTCATAGCGTGGCTCGTATGGGACTTTCGGATCCCCCATGCCCACGGCTTAATCCTCCAACTGGAAGGTGGCCTTGAGGGTCAGGACGAGGAGTTCATACGACTGTTCAGAAGTAAACCCCTGAGTCAGGAGAGAATCGTAGATGCTCCTCACGGAATCGGCAAACTCATCATGCCGTGCTTTCACACGCAGCTTATCAATCTCTTTCTTCTGCGCTTCGATGCGCCCTTTCAGAAATTCAATCTCTTCAATATTGCTCATGGCGTTTCCTCCGTTTAGTCTTTATTCTGTCGTGCCGGGATGTCCATCATCTCCGGCTTTTTCTCTTCCGTCCACGCAAGGCCGCACAGATTCCAGATAGCAGCGATCAAGTGGTCTTCGTCCGTCTGACCGTCCATGTACTTGAACATGTGCCGGAGTGCAGAGTCTGCGAAGCTGTGTGCGGGGATTCCCTGTTCCCAGTTGCGGTCGGTGTACTTCTTCGCACCAGCCTCATAGTGCCGTGCGAGTCTCAGCATCACGCACATGGGCAGCAGATCACATCTGCCTTTGCCCTCATGCATATCCCGGACAGCACCGCTCTCAAACTGCGTCCGCTCCCCGCTATCCTGGATCTCCGGGGCCTTGCGGTAGTGACTAGGTTCTCCGTAATAACCGTCAATGTCATCCACCCGGCAGATCTTGCAAGGGTAGTCGTTGAAGTTGACTGTTTTGTACATGCACCCTCGACAGGCATTTGGTACAAGTGATGTATCAATCTCCATACAGTAATTTCTCCTTTGCGTAGTAGTAGAATATTCCCCACATTATCCGGGCAGTTTCTTGGGGATTACAAAACAAAACCGTGATGTTAAAGCGCACCATCCACGACAGGAGGGATCCCATCAGTGATTTTGGTGAAGTCTTGGAGCGGTAGTTGCCAAGGAAGATGTCGGTCCAGGTGGCATTCTCAATGATCAGGAATACCTTGGTTCCGTAGGCTTTTGCTCTGAGAAACTCCCGCTCAAACCGCTCCCGCTCCATGGTGAAGTTTCCGCAGATTTCGTCCAGATTCCGCTTGCGCTCCACGACAATCTCCCGTTCCATCGACAGGTCGCCTAGTTGTGCGGAGTAGTCCCCGGTGTCGATCTTTCGTGTGATGGTCGGCACTTTGTTCTTGGCGAACCACTCCGACACATGCCTGTCCTGTTCGCGTGTATCGCAGATGATGGACAGTGTCTTTAACTTCTCTGTTAGTTCTTTATCAGTCCAGTGCTTTACAATCGGTTATCACCTTCATTCGTATCGGTAAAAGTCTTTACCATAGATCTCGTTCACCATGTCAAACACCTTGCCCATACCCAAGCCTTTCTTGGACGGCACCCAGATCTTTTTCGGATTCCAGTTCTTCCACTCTCCGTCATACTCTGGGGCCGCTGGTTCATAATACGGATTGTCCACCCATTGTCCACCGCCTATTGCAAACTCATACTGGCGTGGGTGCGTTTCTGCGAGAAGTTGGAACCTCGTCTTGCCATTCCGCTCCAGGTGGAAACCAAACGCACAGAAGATGCACCCGGTTCTCTGACACCCAGAGCATTTGAGATTGCGCTGCACGTTGCCCATCACATCCTTGGCGGGATAACTGTTGCCGTCTGTGCCAAGGGAAACGATGTCACCGTACACGCTTGCGATAGGCACGTTATACTTGACGATGTACGCAAGCACATCCTGTTCCGTCCAGAAGGACATCGGTTGTGACATGGGGTTTTTACTCTCAAAGGCATTGCACCCGTGGCGAATCCATCCTTGCTTACGCACACGGCTCTCTTCTGCGAGAGTTGCGAGGATGGGCTTGTACTTGTGTGCGGACTGGTACTTGTGCATGGGTGACTTCTTCATCTTGAAACAGCAGTAGTGCGAGATCATCACAGGAACATCCCTTGCAAGAGGCAACCACTTTTCCTTGTTGAACTGGGACTTCTGACCGAATTGCTCTTCAGCGTTGCTAAAGGCACCCCCTTCGCCAGTCTCTCCATTGACTATCCCGGCTTGCCATCTCCCGCTGAGAACTGTCCGTCTGTTTCTCGCTGTTGATGTCTGGATAAGGTTGCCCTTCTGCCCCCCCCAGTTCCAGCTTCTTCCAGTCGCTCT